TCCATGCGAAAGGGATTATTTGTTGATATAACATTTAACCCCTTTTGCTTTAGAATAATATGGTCACTGACACCAGCTGCACTTGTTTTAAGTGCTCTCCCTGTAGCGTCGGGAACAACGTTGTGTGCTGGACCGTATCTATTTATAATTGTATCAGACATTTTGTAAGTATTAGAATCTTGTAGGTATATCTCTGAAAATACATGTATCTTATTATTTCTAATTTGTGCGCACACAGCCGTCATCGGGTCAACGTTGAAGTCCATACCGAACCAGATGTATTCGTTTGTTGACCTCTTTGTTTCCTTAACGTTCTTCTCTCTGTCGAACGCATAGTAAACCTGTCCTTGCGCAATGTTAATGTACTCGCCTAGTACCTCTTGACGATACATCTTCTCATCGTAATTTTGTTTAATAGTATCTAAGTAATCTGGCGGAAGGAAAGGGTTATCAAACGTCCTTGCTTTTATTTGTTTATGATTGATTGTCTTCTTCTCGCCCTCGAAATAATCAAACAACCAATTATAACCAAATGGTGTTGTTGTTAGCCTACACTTAAACTTCTCTTGCTTCTTATGTCTTAACCTACCGACTAGAACTTTAAACGCATCAAGCTTTGAGTCACGCACTTCATCTAACCACATCCAACCTATTTCAATCCCTCTGTAAACATTATAGTTATCTAATGAACCGCATAGAATCTTTCTATTAAACACTTCTAATTGTCCTGCATGTTTGTTGTAGCTGAATGGAATGTTTAATGTATCGAACTCTTGGAAGAGGCAAGCGAGGGTGGAGTTGTTTAGCTGCTTATAAGTATTAGCGCCAATGAACCCCATTGCTTCTGATTCTTGTACTTCGTTAATAACAAAGTGGGACCCTGACCATGTTTTACCTGATCCGATCCCACCAAGCAGTAGGACAAACTTCTCTTCCGATGTTAGAAAATCATGTTGATGTTTGGCAAGTGTAAAATCCATTTAATCATTAAACTGATTGATCCGATTGCCTTGTTGATAATCGGTCATTTCACCTAGTAAGTATCTAACAACCTCCTCTTGAGATTGTAAACCGTTATCTATGATCTCCATCACTAACTGATGGATTACTTTCCGCTTCGTTTCCTGTTGGTTCTTCGTTAGTTCCATTATCCACCACCTTATAATTAATGTTTATGTTTGGTGTGTTTACAGTACTATTAACTTCTTGTTTGTCTGACCATCCGCATCTATTCTTAAGTGCAAAGATTAGCATCGTTGCGTTTCCTTGCATTGCCATTTGATACGCCTTTTTTTGTAGGCTATCTCTTATCGGCTCCGCCCTTTGTTCTCTGAACTCCCGAAAAGTTAAGTCGTAGTGTTTTCTTATCGTGTCTTCTATTGTTGTTTCACTACATCTAAAGAACCATGCTGTATTTTTTAGCTTTGGTCCCATGATCATGTATTTTTCTAACTGCTCTAACTTCTCATCATTAAATATTACGGGTCTCCCCATTACTTTTGACATGACTATGTCCACCTTCCTTGGTTAAGACTTTAACCTTACTAATATCGTATCATATAGCATATTATTTAAAGTAATGACAATAACCAATCACTACACTTTTAATGACTGAACTATAGAAGTATCTTTTTCTTTATATTCTTTTCCACACTCAGAACAATGTGTGTTGGTTTCGTTAACGCACTTTATTACTTCATCGTCAGTAAGCCCATCAAAAACATCTGGATGCTGGTCTCTCCATATTTGTGCGACCATCCTTTTTTTTACATCTTCAAAAAAATCAGACATATTATTCCCTTTTTTACTCACAGCAGTAAGGACATTTATCTTCTGTGTAAACTTCTTTACATTTATCGCAGTAGTTATTCATAGCTTCTCCAAAGGAGTGTTTAGGGCTTTTCTAATTCGTTTTGCTGTTATAGATGCATTAAAGCTTTCTGCCCTAATAGCCTCATCTTCCAAAGCCTCCTGATAGTGCTTAATGATCTTGAGTAAAGTCACATGGTCTATACAGCTAACTGCAAAGTATCCCATTTTATCTTCGACTGGAGTAATATCTTTTAAGTTTTTTTGCTCCTCAACAAACTGATTAATGGTGGTCATGCTAATTCCCATCCGCTTTTAGGTTTTAGTTCTTTATGACAATCCTCACACCTGAAGAATAGACCTCTGTGTGATCTTGATCCACCAAACTCTACCCCTTGGGACACATTCTCATGCTCACACTTCTTAATTTCTTCTACGCAGATTAGCTTTGCTTTGTGTGTGTCTGAGATAGACCTGTACTGTCCAAAACCATGACCCTTCATTCCATAAACAGTCGGAGCTTTCTCGAAGTCTTCTTTTTTGAAGATTACATAACACTCCTGTAACACAGTCATAGCTCTTGAGTCACCACCGTTTGGAAATATTTCTTTAACGTCTACTGGCTTCATATCCCTAACTCCTGCTTTAAGTTTGTCATACCTCTCCCTTGCAATAACTAGTCTTAATAAACTTACCCTTAACGTTACTCATCCTATTCTTATGAACGTAGGTAATTTCTAAACCGTTCGCGTGTTTCTTAAATAATCTTTTATTACAGATAGGACAGAGTTGACCCTCATAACTATCTTGGTATCTTTCGTTATACCAGTTTGATTTATTTGTCTTAGTTTCTAAGTTATTAGACATTCAGTATCTTATCTTTTATTGTTGTTGCTATTGCTTGCATGAATTTAGGCATGACAGCGTTTCCAAGCCTATTAACAGACATATAATAACTATTACCTAAACTCCAATTCTCTGGGAAACTACACAAAACCTTTAACTCATTAATGCTTAATCTTCTATCTTCAAAAGGGTGATAATATTCATTTCCAGCTTGTTTTAACAATGTTCTCATTGGTTTGTTTGAATATATTCTTGAAGATCCAAAATAATTACCCTTTGGGTGATATTTAGAAATTGACTCTCCTTGCTTTAGTTTATGAACATATTTTAAACATCCTGGGGTTATGTTTTGAATTTTTCCAAGCGTTTTAACCTTAGAAATTACATCTATTGGTCTTATGGCTTCAATGCATGGCTTAGGAAACACAGCTTCTTTTTTTAAATCTTCCCTAACGCCTATAAAGATAACCCTCTCCCTTGATTGCGGAACCCCATAATATTTTGCATTCATTAATTTACATTTAACGGTATAATTTCCAGATTTTAATGTTGCTAGTATTTCCTTAAACATTCCCTTCATTGATCCCTTAATCATCCCTGAAACATTTTCCATTACAAAAACCTTTGGCTCTATCTCTTGAATCAATCTCCAGTATTCTTTAAATAAATCATTTCTTGAATCGGTTACGTTTCGCCTTCCAGCTGTTGAGAATCCCTGACAGGGCGGTGATCCATCAAATACATCAAGTTCACCTTTTTTTATTTTGCAAAAGTTTAATATCTCTTCGCCAGTTACATCAACAACAGACCTATGCCAAACGGGTACTTCAGGGAAATTAGCCTTAAAACATTCAACTGCGTGAGTTTCAAAATCAATTGCAAGAAGTTCTTTATAACCAGCCCACTTGTATCCTAATGAACTTCCACCTGTTCCACAAAATGTACTTATTACTGTTGGCTTACCATTCATAGTTACACTTAGGACATTTGTTTTTTGTATCTAGGTTCTCGTCAATTTCTTTCTCTTTGATATATTTATCCATTGGTTCTACGGCGAAGTCCTCGATACCAAGTAGCTCAATATCAAACGGTCCTAAGTCTTCTAAGTCTTTATTAATTGCTGCAAGATCAAGATCAGCCCACATTGCAATTCCATTATCTGACTGTACTTTCCTATACTCTTCATCTTCGTTATCAAAGTCTTGAAACACAACAGGGAACTTATCCCATCCGTTTAGCTTCGCAGCCTCCAACCTACCGTGACCAAAGCAAACGGTGCCAGTTAAGTTTGATACATGTATTGGATGGGTGACCCCGTCCTCTTTCATTATCTTAGCTAATACTCTAATTTGATCTTTTGGATGTTTATTTCTTTGAAACGGTGACTTCTTTAAGTTCTTAATATCAACCATTTCATCGAACGCTTTAAATTTAAGTTTCACTTTTATCCCCCAG